TCAGCATGCCCAGTCCCAAGTGGTCGGAACCCGTCAACGTCGGCGATTCACAGGGGCTCTTGAAGCACATTACAGGCATGGTAAACTCCAGTGTCGGCCTCGACTTGGTGGCACTCTATGTAAGTCGTCAAATCCTTAACCAGGCCCTGAGTATTGGAGAGGAACGTAACACAGTGCCTGTGGTCCTTACGGGTCTCGATGAGGGCTTTGAGCCCGAGTTTTTGACGAAGACCTTTCACAAGGGACGGAACGCTGTGGTCCGTACCGACAAGGAGGAAGTGACAACGGAGTTCGTACTCGAAACGCTCAACAACATCAAGAAAACACTCAAAGCGCAGAAGAAGAACAACCAAGCGTAGTACCACAACCAACCCAATCAGAGCAGGACCTAAAACTATGGACTCAAACAACAACGGCAACAGCAGCGACGGTGGTGACGACCTCGACGATTTCTTCGGCCAGGCGAAGAATGGTGGCAGCGATATGAATTGGAAGACTCACGCTCTGTCGGAGACGGAGCCAAACATCTTCCGGATTGCGCCACCCGTAAAGAGCCTGAAGAGCGTCGGCAAGTGGAAGGTTTATGACCGCCTGCACTACGGTTACACCGTGCCGAACGACCAGAACCCCGATAAGCCTCGTCACCGCCCCTTCAAGTGCATCGAGAAGAAGAATCGAGCCACTGGCATGGTGGAGCAGGACTGCCCGGAATGTTCGCGAATGGCGGCAAAGAACGAAGAGGTCGAGGCCCTCAAGGCCAAGTATATCTCCGAGGGTAAGTCTGAGACCGAGGCCGAGGAGTACGTGCGTGGAGCGCGGAAGCTTCTGAAGCCCTACAACCTGGACAAGAAGTGGTACCTGCTGGCCAAGAATCTGGCCGGCGAGTGGGGGACCCTGAAGCTTGGCCACCGCGCCATGACGGCTCTCGACGATGAGCGCAACGCCTTCATGAAGAAGAACGGAGGTGAGGACCCCCTGAACGCAGCGAGCGGATATTGGTTCGAGTTCACCCGCCAGGGTAAGAATCTCGATACTCGCTACACCGCCAAGCTGGCCCTGGAAGACCTCGGAAATGGCCAGTTCCAGCGTAAGCCTGGAACGTTGACCCGGCTGGACGCTGAGGCCCTTAAGAAGTGCCCTGACTTGGCACGTTTGAACGATAACAAGGTGCTCAGCTACGACCAGATTCAGGCTCTGGTTCGTTCTGGTGGTGACCCGACCGTGGTCGCCACTATCTTTGGGCAGTCCAACCGGCGTCAGGAGCAGCCTACCCAGGCAGCAGCACCCACCCCGCAGCCTCAGGTCCAGACTGCCCCGGCAACCCCCGTGGCTGCCTCTCAGGCGGCTCCGGCGCAGGTGGACCCCCGTGCGGCCCTCCTGGCTCAGCTCGCAGCCCTGGACGCCGCCCAGGCCGTGGCTAAGGGCTTCGAAGCAGCTACCGGTCACAAGGTAGTCTCCGTGACCACTTCTGCTCCTGAGGTCAAGAAGGCCGCTCCAGCGACTGCTCAGGCCCCTGTGGGCGACCTGATGAAGCTCGACCCCCAGGAGTTCCTGGCCATGTTCCCGGACCCCAACAAGCGCTAGTCACGGAGAGAGCCTTGGCCGCATAGCTACCTGCAAGGCGGCCAAGGCTCTGCCCACATGAACGAACTTTCAGTCATCCGAGTCCCTCGGGCAGATCCGTCCTTGCCTCCACTTGTCCTCGACTTGGCAGATATCTACATGGCCATGGGTAGGAAGGAAGAAGTGGCCATCGTTAACTCGCACAAGGCCCCCGAGCTTCTGTCGATGTTCAACGTCGCCTACCTCAATGCCAGCCGGCTAATCAATGCCCTGGAATACGAATATCAACTGGCCGAGCAGAAGGTTCGGCAAATCAAGTCCATCATTTTGTTGGACCGGATGAAGGATTTCCTCGAATCTAAGGGCCTTGCGAATGCCCGAAGCCCTCTGGGTAGTGAGGATATTCGCCAAGCCGTTTACGAACAAGACCCAGAGTACAGTCGGGCTACAACAGTGGCGATGAATCTGCAGTGTCGCATTACGCAGATCCAGGATTTCCGCAAATGTTTTCAGAACTGCTACGAATCGGTCAAGAAAATCATGGGCAGTGATGCAATGGGTTCCTTCTCTCGACAGAATCCGAATCTCATCGTACCATTGTCTGGAACCAACAATCAGGCTCCCCAAGAGCCTCTTCCGCCCGATGACGACTTCTTCGGGACAGCTGAATGGGAAACAAAATGAGTGAGAAAACCAACCGCAAGTTTATGGAGCGCCTCCTTAAGGGACCGGGGGCGGTACTCGAAACCCGCAACGTCCATTCTGATGTCATCAGCAGCCCCAGCCCGGCGTTAAATTTTTGCTTCGGAAACGGTCAGGGGCTCCCCGCTGCGTATTCGATGCTTCTCTATGGGCCTCCTCGTGGAGGTAAGAGCATCATCTGTTCCGCAATGGCTGGCCAGCTTCACAGGAACGACCCAGATGCCTTCGTGGTCAAGTACAACACGGAGTTCCGCGAAGATGCCCAGCTCGATGATAGCCAGCGTCGAATCTGGGGCATCGACCCCAACCGCTACATCGGATACGATCGAAACGACCCTGAAATTTTCGACCACATTGAGAAGGACCTGGCCGCCAACTGCCAGGACGGGATGAAACTGAAGTTGGTCATCATCGACTCGCTCAACATGATGCAGGGCCGGCGAGGGGCCAATGCCGAGACGATTATGCAACAGCAGGTCGGAGACAATGCTGCGACCATTCAGGAGGGCTTGCGTCGCATTCTTCCTATCCAGCGCAAGCATCGATTCGGTCTTATCCTCACTAGCCATGTGCGCTCGGTGATGGACAAGAAGGCCGCCAATGCAGCGAACGTCTACCTGACCCACGACACCGCTGTCCGTCCGGCTGTCAGCTGGGCAGTAATGCACCACTGCGAGTACTTCATGTATGTTAGCCCCGCAGGTGGCGCAGAAGGCAAAAAGGACGAACTGGGGAACGATTTTAAGGACAGCGAGATGGTCGATATGCAGGGCAATGCAGACAGGACCGGCCACAAGATTCGCGCTCGCGTCATGGACTCCACTATCGGACCCAAGGGTCGTTCGGCGAACTTCACTTTGGACTACAACAAGGGAATCATCAATGTCCACGAGGAGGTATTCCACCTGGGCATGAATCGTGGCATCATCACTAAGCCGAACAACGTCATATACGACTTCGGTGGCAGGCAGTGGAAAGGGAAGGAGGCCATGCTTACCGCTCTCAAGGATGACGTCCAGCTCCAACAGAAGATTCTCCAGGAGTTGAAGGCCCGCGACATGGCTGGTCTCTATGGTGGAGAGACCGTTACTACAGAGGAGCTTCGCGAGTCTGGTTTCGAGCCGAAGGAGTAGAAAGGGAGTCCGTGGAAGCCGAAATTCGAGCCTTACTGCAGGAACACGGGGTTAGCTTCAAACCGAACAGCAAGTCCTTCATCATGTCTTGTCCTCGATGTCGGAAGAGCCAGAAGCTCTACATCAGGAAGACTGACGGGGAGTTTGTTTGCTGGTACTGTAAGGAAATCGACGGCTTCCATGGACGTCCGGAGTTCGCCCTCAGCGAACTTTGCGGCCTCCCCGTGGGGGAAGTTCGGCGTCGATTGTACGGAGATGGCGCAGGCCAGCCGACCCAAATCTACCTCGACCTTGACATCAAAGACTTTGATGATGAGGACGACGACGACTTCATAGATGTTGAGCCCGGCCTCAAGCCGGTTGCCTGGCCATCGGACTTCCTCCCGCTGGACCACGAGCTGAGTGCCAAAGGGCTTCGGTACATGATGGGGCGTGGAATTCCTGCGGCTCTGGCTATGGAATATGGAGTCCGATACCACCCAGCAAAGACCAGCGTGGTCTTTCCGGTCCAGTCCCAGGGCGTTCTTTACGGGTGGCAGTCCCGCTTAGTGGAGAACGATAAACCCTACTGGGATGAACACAGAAAGAAGATGGTTCGTCCGCTGAAGGCAGTCACCAGCACCGACCTAAAGCGCGACCAGGTGCTCATGTTCGCCGACCGGCTCAATGGGAGTCGTCATTGCATCCTGGGTGAGGGCCCCTTTGACGCTCTGAAGGCCCATCTTTGTGGCGGCAACGTAGCTTCCCTGGGAAAGGCCGTGGCCAAGCAGCAGCTTGAGCTGATCCGTAATGCTGGTGTCGAAAAGCTCTACCTGGGCCTCGACCCGGACGCCTACCTGGAGATTGAGCGTATTCGCAAGATGAAGCTCGACATGGTACTCTACGACTTCCGCCCCCCAGCTGCCTTCAAGGACCTTGGAGAAATGACACTTGAAGCCGTAAAAGCTCATTTTGACAACGCCCCCATCCTGAATCCAGCTCACATCGTCTTCTATCTCAAGAATCACTTTGGAGTTTCCTAATGTCGGGTGACAGAATTGACACAGACTCCCTTCCATTCAGTATCGAGAAGCAGAAGGCCGTCTTAGGTCACATTCTCTTTGATGAAAAGTTCTTTCAGACCGTTGTCACCAAGGTGGAGCCAGAGTGGTTTGGCGACGCCCTTCTTTGCCGCATTTACGATGCTCTCAAGAAATGGAACACCCGCTGGGGGAAGCCGCCCACTGAAAACGAGCTGCTTGATTCTCAATCGATTACGAAGCTCGATGCCAAAGAAATCGTTCAAATCAAGAACGCCGTAAACGCCATCAAGGCGTTGCGGCTGCAGTACGACATGAAACCCCTGCTGGATGAGATGGAAGTCTGGCTCAAAGCCAGGCTCATTCAGACTTCTCTTCCTAAGGCGGCTCAGGCCTTCAACAGCCAGAAGCTCGGAGACAGTGTAGCCATTCTGAACAAGATGGTGAAGGATTACCATGACATCCACTTCATGGAAGATGGTGAGGTTAGCTTCCTCAACTACGGTGCCGACCTGGCGAAGGAGCAGGAAGACCGCAGCAAGGCTCTGACCTTCGGTGTGTCGGTCATGGACCGCCTCATCGAGCCCAACGGGACTGGTGGCAGCATGCTTCCGGGTCACATGACCATCCTCCTAGCGCCGACCAACGTCGGTAAAACCAGCGCCCTCATTACCATCTCCTGTGCCAACATCATGCAGGGAAAATCGGTGCTCTTCATGGCTCATGAGGGCACCCCTGAGGAGCTAAAGAACAAGTTCATGAGGTGTATCTCGGGCATGACCAACCCCGAGATGCTTCGCGCGTACCTGGACCCGACCCTAGCCAAGGTGATGCGAAACTGGGAGTTAATTCTCCAGCGTTTTCTGACCTATCGACCCATGTACAAAGCGGGGCTCATGGTGGAGGAAGTGGCTGTCGAGGTTGAGAAGCTTCAAGAGAAGCGTCGGATGCTCACCGGTAGGGGTTATGACCTCCTTGTCGATGACTATGCAGCCAAGCTGACCTGCATGGCCAATTCTCGCGGCAATATGCAGCCCCGTCAGATTCAGGAGGAGGTCTACAACCAGTTTGTGCAGATGGGCCTCCGACACATGCTCCATGTCCTAACGGCCATCCAGACCAACCGAGAGGGGTCAAAGGTCAACCGGAAGGTTGGCAGCATGAAGAACGAGACCCGCCTCCTGCAGATGGAGGACGTCATGGAAGCCTGGGGTCCTATGACTGCCGCTGCCATCGTCATCAGCTTGAATCGCAGCGACCAAGACGCAGCACTCCATAAAATCACGTATTTGCTCTGTAAATCCAGGAGTGGGGAAACTGGCTGGGCTGTGGTTTGCAATACGGACTACGATCGATGTAGAATTCATAGTAACGACATGGGAGCCTTCTACTACCGTGGTACTGAGTCTATCGGGCAAAAGAGTGCCGGGCTCATGGAAGGATTCAAAGGGCAGCTCGTAACATCCGAAAAGTTAGATCTCTTCGAGGGGAACGGAGTCTAAAGTGACTAAGGGCAAGGACCAGACCGACCGGCTAATCAACATTCTTGAGCAGGGCGTTGATTGGTCTACGCGAACTATCTATATCATCGGAAACATTGATGATGAGAAATCCTTTGGGCTAATCCCAGTCGTCCGACTCCTCGATGAGAGCAAGGGACCCATCAAGGTCTTCCTCAGCAGCCATGGAGGCGATGAGTCGGCTGGATTTGCCATCTTTGACGCGCTCCGCCTGACAAAAAATGACGTCCGCATCTACGGTTTTGGTGGAGTCTACAGCATCGCAGCTCTCATTCTTCAAGCCGGAGGTCTAAGGTTCCTGGCCCCACACTCTCAGGTGATGATGCACAATGGCAGCATCGGCATCGAAAGTGGCGGGTCAATGGATAGCGACAAGGTCGAACAGCTGGGACGCGAAGCTGCTCAGAACAACGCACGCTACCATGAGGCCATTGCGACCCGAAGTGAGATTGCGGTAGAGAAAATCCGAGCCTTTTGTCGAGAAGAGAAGTATTTCCGTGCTGAAGCTGCAGTTGAACTGGGCCTGGCTGACGGCCTTGCCGAAGATTGGAGAGACCTGTGAGCATTGTGACCGACAAGCTGAAGGAGCTGGCCCCGAAAGCCCTGCCGTACATCGCTGTTCTGGTGGTCGGTATTGCTATTGGCTGGGGTGTAAAGCCATCTCAGGTCGAGACCCGAGAGGTTCTGAAGGTTGTCGAAGTCGAAAAACAGGTCGTGGTCGAACACGAGACTGTTCGGGTAGAAATTGTCAAGGTTAAGGACACCCAGGTCGTGGAGCGGTGGCACCGGGAGAAGACCGAGGAGAGGAAGCCTGACGGGACTGTCACCACCAAGGAGGTCGAAGACAAGAACATCGACTCCATCGTAAAGGAACGAGAAAACAGCACTGAGGTCAAGGTCGTTGAGGTGGTCAAGGAGGTCGTGGTCGAGAAGGAGGTCTTCAAGGAGAAGATCGTCACTCCCGTCCTGGCCCAATGGCATGTGGGGGTTCTTGGCGGGGTCCAGCCTCAGTTTAGCCCTAGCATTGGCGTAGCCTCCTGGGCTGTAGGCGGTGAGGTCGAACGCCGCATCGTGGGGCCCCTGTTCCTTGGTGTCTGGGGCATGGGAACTACGGCGGGCGCCGGCATGGGCGGACTTAAGGTGGGTTTTGAATTGCCCTGAGAAGACTCAATTGCGAAGAAATCGGAACAAGGGGCGTACCAGTGAACCTACACAGTGAAGTAGAGGCGAAATTCGATGCCAGCAAGGTCAGCCTGAAGCAGTACCACGACTTCATTTCTGGTCAGAGTGGCGAGTTTATCAACACAAAGGTGGTCCGCATCGACTCCTACAAGGCTGTCAGCGGGAAAGACACCTACTACGACCTGAACGGCTCCAAGCTCAGATACAGGGAAGGAGACATGGCTGGTGGGGAATTGACCTACAAGCAGCGCAAGTCGGACAAGAGCATTGCTGACCGGGTAGAAATCAACCTCCCGTTTAGTAGCAAGGTCAGCCCAAACGATGTCCACACGATGATTTCCTACCTGGGCGGCAAGGAGGTCTTCAACATCCACAAGACCTCTTACATCTACCATGTCACTGGGCAGCTGTCGGCTGACAATGTAGGTGACCCCCGCTACATTGCTGTCATCGCTCTCTATGATGTCACCGACGAAGATGACAAGACCCGTCGATTTCTCGAAGTAGAGATTGAGGCCAGCAGCCCCTGCACCGTCGAGGTCGGAAGAAAAGCTCTTGACAGGTGGATTCGAATCGTCAAGAATGGCCTTGAAGTCGAAGGTCCTCTTAACGAATCGCTGTTCGAAATCTACTCGAAAGGTAAACAAACAAATGACTCGATCAGAATTTAAGCAGGTTGGCGTAGACGTCTTCGCTGAGCTTCTGCCAAAGACGAAGTCGGCAGACGTACAGGAGTTCCTCGCAGCCCTCCTCACGGAGCTTCAGGAGCAGGGGCTGGACGTCGAAGACGACGGGGACTCCGATGAGGAGTCTGATGACTACGAGGATTGATGAAACGCACAACCTCTAGAGTTAGTATCGGTGGCGAACAGTGCAGGGTCACCGTGCGATTGGATTCTGACCCCTGTGAAGTTGGTACCATCGAGGGTCGGAAGGCCCAGGTGGACCTTCTCAGGGCGCTGACCGAGAATATCGAACTAATGAACTGTGGTTTCAAGCCATTCCAAAAGCTCTCCATGAAACACACCGGCGAAAACTGGTCCATCGAAATGGAGGCTGTTCAGTCTGAGTAGGCTCACCGTTTGAATGAGGTCAAATGAAGTCCAAGGTAACCAAGAGTGGTCGGATTACCCAGCATAAGCCTAAGCGGGACAAAGCTTCATCCGTGAAGGAAAACAGGGACCTGAAGCAGGAGAATAGGTCTCTCAAAAAGCAGCTCTCGAAGCTTAGAAAGCAGATTGCCAAGATGGTAGAATCGCACATGGTCATCCAGCAAATGGCGTCCGAAGAACAAACTGAGACGCCTACCACCGCCTCGGGCTTCATCCCTGGCGGCTGTGAGGGGTGCGGGTCTTCAGAAATCAAGACTGCTCAGCTCCCCATCGGGTTGCTGACCGTCTGCATGAACTGTGGTCATCGAAGGGTGGAAAAATGAGTGAGTTCATCGGAACCAGGTGCGATGCGTGCGGGAAGCTGTCTGAAATGGAACCAATCGATGTCGTAGACAATGGCTGGGTCGAGGGCGACCACGAAGACCATGCCTGCCCCGACTGTCAGTCTTCAGAGGATGCGCCTGACGCTGAGGGGCTGAAGGCGTTCGGTGAGCTGGTCGGTGCCGAGGCGGATCGCATCATTGAATCTCCCGAAGCGGTCAAACTCCGGGCCGACCGTGAAGCTGCCTTCAAGAAAATCAAGGAAGACATGTTCGAGGCAATTCGCAGCGACATGTCGGAGAACGGTTTCTCGAAGAAGGAAATCAGGGCCGCACTGAAGGAAACCGAAGAGGAGTTGGACCGGGAATACAATCAGAAGTTTAACTTCAAGACGGAGGTGTGACTATGGGGTATGCACACATCGAAAACCTTGGACGCAACAAGCTGATTTGCATGTTCCGGGAATGCTACGCCCTAGAGAAAATTCATGGCACCTCCGCACACATCAGCTTCAGAAGGAAGACCGCCCCGTGGGGCTTGGTAGAAGTTGAGTTGGGGTTCTTTAGTGGTGGGGAGAAGTACGAGAACTTTTTAGCTCTCTTTGACCAGGAAGCCCTCAAGAGAGACTTCCTTCTTGCTGGTCCAGAGAAGGTGATTGTCTATGGGGAAGCTTACGGTGGCAAGCAGCAGGGCATGAGGGATACCTATGGACCGAAGCTGAAGTTCATCGCTTTCGACGTGCTCATTGGTGACCGCTGGTTGGGCGTAGAATCTGCCAACGGATTGGTCACCAAGCTGGGGCTGGAGTTCGTAGCCTGGAACCTGGTCAGCACCGACCCCGCGTCTCTGGATGCTGAGCGAGACCTTCCTAGCCGCCAGGCCGTTCGTAACGGCATCACTGAGCCCAGGATGGCAGAAGGGGTGGTTCTGCGTCCACCTATTGAGGTTACAACCAACAATGGGGCCCGCATCGTTGCCAAGCACAAGAGGCCGGAGTTCAGCGAACGAGCTTCCAAGAAGGACACCGCCCTTGACCCGGGGAAGGCCGAGCTTCTTGCCAAGGCTGAGGACATTGCCGCTGAGTGGGTTGTGCCGATGCGCCTGGAACACGTCCTTGACAAGCTCAGGGGCACTTTGGGCCGAGAGCCCGACGCCAAGGACACCCGCCTGGTCATCGATGCCATGGTCGAGGATGTCACCCGGGAGGCCAAGGGCGAAATTGTAGAGTCTGCTGAAGCCAGGAAAGCCATCAGCTCTGCAGCCGCGAAGCTCTTCCTCCACTCCAGTTCAAAGAGAGTCGGAGCACTGTGATGACCCCAGAACTGAAAGAGAAAATCCGCAATGCAGTTCACAAATGCATTGGCGGTGGTTGGATGATGGACAGCGAGCCCCTGAAGGACATCTACGAGTGCAGGGACTATCAACTCGATGATGAAGATGGGAGTCCTCTCCCGGAACAAGAGGAAATTTACCGCTACGAAGACGCTTGTCTGCAAGAACTCTGCAACGCCCTTTTGGAAGGCAGAGTAGAAATCAAACCCCGTTAGGAATCACATGCGCCCATACATCTTTCTGTTTCTGGTCCTCGCAGGCTGTAGGGATAGGGGCCAGCTTCAGACGGTCTCCGCGTGTGGGAAACCTTGCTACACCCTTCCCGGCAGAGCTGGCACTGGCCCTTGCCGAGCTGGAGCCTGGGCTTGTCCTAACGACGATGAGAGCCAGGCTACCTGCGAGGGTCAGATTGGCCCAGACCCCGAGGTCTGTGACGGCATCGACAACAATTGCGACGGCAAGGTGGATGGAGTCTTCCTGAAGCAGACCTGTGACAACCCCTGTGGTACTGGCACTGAGACCTGCAAGAACGGTGTCTGGGCTGGTTGTACGGCTCCCCAGCCCTCCCCAGAGGTCTGTAATGGGTTCGACGATGACTGTGATGGCAAGGTCGATGAAACCGAAGACCTTCCAATGGAATTTTGCTACGACGGCCCTCCTGGGACCACGGCTTTCGGAGAATGTCGCCCTGGGGTCACCCGCTGCGAGTATGGCAAGAAGGTCTGCTATGGAGAGGTTGTCCCGCGTCCGGAGATTTGCAATGGCAAGGATGACAATTGCGATGGACGCAGCGATGAGAACCTGAATACAAATGACCCCACAGATATGGTCTTTGTCATTGACAACAGCGGCTCCATGACCGACAGCATTCAGGCCGTCAAAATGGCTGTGGCTGGCTTTGCTACGGCCTATGCCACCCGTCCTGAGGTTCAATGGGCCCTGGTTGTCGCCCCAGACAGGGACAGCTACTATGACGGAGAGGTCAGGCTCGCCCTCAACCTCACCGACCCAGTGACCTTCAATACTGAGATGCAGAAGCAGGGCTCCTCTGGAGGCGGCGAAGAGCCCACCCTGGACGCCATCCACAAGCTCGCCAGTCCTGCCAACCCCCTGGGTATCAATTGGCGTCCTAACGCGCGGCGTCACATGGTTATGTTCACGGATGAAGAGCCCCAGAGTTATGCCACCCCATTGGCTACTCCGATGAGCACCACCCAGGACATCGCGGCCTCTAGCCCTAACCTCAGGGTTCACGTTTTTACCCTCGTGAGCCTGTTTACTGAATGGCAGGCTTGTGGCCCACTTGGACAATTAGACGTTCAGACCTTGACAGGACTCCCCTCGGCAATGCAGAGTGCTCTGGAAACTCTCATCCAAGAGGCCACATGTCACTGAAGCTCTACCTTGACGACCTTCGTAATCCCCCAGACAACAGCTGGACCGTGTGTCGGAATGTCCGTGAGGCCCAGCGCTTTGTGGAGCGTCACCAAGAAGATGGCATCACCGACTTCAGCTTGGACCACGACCTGGGCCTCTGCTACTGCATTCCGTGCGCCTTTAGTTCGGGCGAGGAGAGCTGCCTCAACGACAATGGCGAGCCCATCTGCGGTTGTACCTGCCATGTTCCGGAGCCCTCCGGCTATGACTTCCTGAAGTGGATCCACGAGAATGGCTACTGGCCGAAGAACAAGCCCAAGGTTCACAGTGCCAATCCGGTTGCTCAGCAGACGATGAAGGGCTTCATCGGAAGGTACGGCCCCTATGAAGAATGACAAGCTCTATTCGGCGGCTATTAGTGTCTTTGTGGCACTCAACGCCTTCGACCTCTTCACCACGGTAACCCTGGTCACTATCAGGGTGGCGGAGGAGCAGAATCCACTCATGGCCTACTTTCTGACGAAAGGTCCGCTGGTGTTTGGGCTAGTCAAGGCCCTGGCAACAGCTGCATGCTCATACGCATTCTGGAAGATTAAGCAAAGCCCGTCAGCCTGGGCAACCCTTGGTCTGTCCTTGGTTGGCTATGTGACGCTTGTCACGTACCAAATCTACCTGATTTACCAGCTTTTTCAAACGCTTACAGCCTTGGTGCCCAAATGAGAATCCATGTGATGTCCGATTTGCACTTTGAGCAGATGTCCGCATCGGACGGGGAAGAGTTCTTCCATGGAGTCGATGCGCTCAAACTCCGGGACCCAGCGGACCTTCTGGTCCTGGCGGGAGATATTTGCCAAGTAGCTCGACATGAAGGCTTCTGGAAGGCCCAGATGGCCCAGCTTTGCAGCTTCTACAAGAAGGTTTTGTACGTACCCGGTAACCACGAGTACTACGAATCTAGCTTCGAGTACGTGGACCAGTTCATTCGCGGGCTGCGGACAAACCCAAACCTCCACAATCTGGTCATGCTCCACGATGGACCGTTCACTTTCAATGGGGTCCGCTTTGTGGGTGACACAATGTGGTTCCCCGACAGCCCGGACGTTCTGGCCAAACGAATGATGCCCGACTTCAGGTGGATTGGAGACGAGAGCTGCCCATTTGAGCCAACCGTCTATGGCCGACACTACGATTTTATTGTTCGTGTCGCCCAGGGGCTGCGGAAGAATGATGTTGTGCTTACTCACCACCTTCCCTTGCCCGGGAGTATCGACCCAAGGTACTACGATTCACCCCTTAATCCGTTCTTCTTGGCCGATATGACCGGATGGCTGGAGGAGGCGAAGCTCCCTCAGCTTTGGGTACATGGTCACACCCACGCCTCCGTCGACTACACTAGGACGGTGGGGAATTCCAAGATGCAGATTTATGCAAATCCGCGCGGCTACCCGGGTGAATATGCAAATCCAAACTTCTGGAGCCGAATTGGTATTGACATCCCGGATTCGCCAGTGGTAGAGTAGGTCCTTCAACGCAGTCCAACTAAACCCAGGAGTCAGCAATGGCAACGAATGGTGGCAACAAAGCAGAGGTTCGACGTCAGGCAGCCGCAGTCCGGGCCCTGGAATCGGCTGGACGTACCCCCGAGCAGCAGCTTGCCCGTTTGGATGCGGCGGGGTGCGTGGCCAAGAAGGAGCGCGCGAAGTTGGCGCTCCGCATCAAGATTCGCGACGGCAAGAATACATCTACTGCCAAGGTAACGGGGCAGGGTAACTCCCAGACCGCCAGCAAGGGGTAATACCGTCCAAGCAAATGGTCGAAGGCTTTAAGGGTTCCATCGATTAGTGGTGGACTCAACCGTCTTGAAAAGATAACGTGTGGTTCCCGAGCGTGACCATTTCGGGGGCACTATCCCTGGCGGGTGCAACTGGCCTGGTCGGTAGCATTCGACCTGGTTACACATGGGTTCGAGTCCCATGACAGGGGCAAAGGAGAAGAATATGACAAAGAACAAGTGGTATCACTTTCATCAGAACAACAGCGGTGGATACTTTGAGGGGCCTGCAATTGAGGTTTTCGTGGAAGCGTCTTCAGCCGAGAAAGCGAACGACCGGGCTACCTCCGTCTTGGGCCTCTACTTTGGCGGTGCCGGGGACTGTCAATGCTGTGGGGATCGGTGGTATCCAGCATTTCGGGATGACAATGTAGTGGTCGCGCCCTCGGTGGCCCTAGATAGGGACTCACTTTACGACCAATGGGCCAAGCAAGATGGAATCCCCAGAGCCATCAAGCTCCGTGCTAAGGCTAAGAAGCCCACCGTCATCGGGGTCAAGAAGAGCAAGTGAGCGATTTTGCCCCTACCGCCGGCCAGGCAGAGGCCCTGGCTGTAATCAGAGGAATGAAGGACAAGTTCCCCGGCGGTGGGGGCATTGCTGTCATCAGTGGGTATGCAGGTACCGGGAAGACCACCCTCCTGAAGGTCCTTGCAGAAGAATCCCCAGACCTCTTCGTCCTCACTCCTACTGGCAAAGCCGCTGTGCGGGTCAAAGAAGCTGCTGGCTGTGAGGCGATGACCATACATCGGTATCAGTACACCCCGATCAAGGACGAGTTTACCGGGGAGTACGACTTTATGATGAAGTCCAGCAAGGAACTCAGGCTGCCGCCCAACAAAACCCTCATCATCGATGAGGCTTCAATGGTCACGAGCCAGGTCTTTATGCATCTCCACTTCTTTGCCCAGGCCCTTGGGCTGAATTTAGTCTTCATTGGGGATGGCTTTCAGCTGCCACCGGTTGAGAAGGACCCCAACAAGAAGGCTTTCAGCGTCTTCGCTCCGGACTTTGAGGCCGATTTCAAGGTCAACCTGACTGAAATCCTGCGTCAGGCTCTGGACTCGCCCATTATCCGTATCAGCAATGACATCAGGACCAACTCCAACCTGATGGCCTCCATCATGGAACTGCCAATCGTCGTCGATGCAGCTCTCGACCAGGCCCTGCTCGACAACTGGACTGCCGGTGGTGTTATCATCTGCCACAAGAACGCAACCAGGCACGACCTCAACATGAAAATCAGAGAGCTGCGGGGGCTGCCTAAGGGGCTCCTCCGGGAGGATGAACCTCTCATGGTTGTAAAGAACAACTACGAGCTAGACGTCTTCAATGGGGAGGTTTTTACCATCAGAGAGTTTGGCCGTAGCCATCTTAAGGTGGCCGTCACCGACCGAAAGGGAGGAAAAAGTCACTACATGGGCTTCCAGGAGGTCACTTTCAAGGATACCCCCTGTGAAGCCGTAATTAGCCCCGAGGAGGTCTTTGGTCGGGTCCAAGGCCTAGACCCAGACATGATTGCAAAGGCCAGTCGTGCTGCTATGAAGAGGGCCTATCCTGAACTTCCGGCGAAGAAAAACCACATGCACGCCAACCTCGGGTACACGCTCACATGTCATAAGGCCCAGGGCAGTGAATGGCCCGAGGCTTTGATTGTGATCGAGGACAGTGTGCGCCTTGCAACCGAAGAGGGGCGACGTTGGTGCTACACGGCCTTGACACGAAGTCGTGAGAGGATTAGAGTTTACTGGACATGATCGAATTCACCCATTTGCGTTTGGAGAACCGATGGACCTTGTAAAGTCGCTCGAAAGCCTTGAGTCCGCACCCCGTGGCAATGCTCGTTTGGAGGCATTGAAGAAGGCCGACAGCCCCCAGCTCCGAAAGGTGTTGACCTTGGCGCTCTCACCCCAGATTACATTCGGAGTCAAAAAGCTCCCTAAGCCCGCTGAAGCCCAGGTCTCTGTCTTCAACGACAGCAAGAGCTGGTACCGGGAGCTTCTCTTGATTCTGGATGAGCTTAGCAGTCGCCAGCTGACCGGTAATGCCGCCCAGGACCGAATTGCCTCCTTCCTGGGCCTTTGCAACGATACTGAGCGAAAGTGGGCCGAGCGCATTATCAAGCAGGACCTGCGTTTGGACCTTGGCGCCAAGGACGTCAACAACACCCTTGGTGAGGGCACCATCTTCCAATTCACGGTCCCACTGGCCGAGGACTTTTCCAAGGTGAAGCCCAATCTGTTGGCTGGGAAGTGGTGTGTTGAACCCAAGCTCGATGGAGCCCGCTGTGTGGCTTTCCTACCTGCCAACCGAGGTCGGGTCCATCTCTACAGCCGCACTGGCAAGGAGTGGCTGAACTTCGAGCCTATCCGTGAGAAGCTTCAGGAGATTAACGACACCAGGAACCCGACCCAGAGTCTGGTTTTGGATGGCGAAGTCGTAGTCGTCATCAATGACCGAATCGACTTCCAAGCCCTCCAGCACGTTCTCTTCAAGAAGGGCGGAGATACCCAGCACCTGAAGTACCTGCTCTTTGACGCAACCACCCAGGATGACTGGGAGAAGCCCACCAAGCTGTATCGTGAACGCTACGACCTTGCTCGGGAGTTCATTCAGAAGGCTCTGCGCGATGTGCCCGGCTCAGTCGCACGTCTCGGCGTGGTAGACATGTTTGAGACTGTCGATCCGGACCCTGAGCGCATGGTTCGTCACAGCACTGATTACGTCTACAAGGGCTTCGAGGGGGCTATGTACCGTCGTGGCCAAGAGCCGGTCCTTTTGAAGCGCAGCCGGTCCCTTCTCAAGGTCAAGTCATTCATTGACGACGAGGCCGCAGTGCTCGGTGCAGTCGTGGGGAATGGTAAGTATGCCGGCTCTCTTGGGGCTCTCCAATGTAAGACGAAGGGCGGGGAGCTGTTTGAGATTGGCAGCGGCTTCAGCGATGAGCAGCGTAAGGCATACTGGAAGGACTTCAACGCTGGAACTTTGCCAGAGCAGCTGACGTACAAGTATTTCGGCTTGACCGACGACGGTAAGCCGAGGTTTCCAATTTTCAAAGGATTTCGACATGACGACGACATTGGCTGAGAACATCGGACAGAAGCCCAAGACGGTCATTGCCGTCCAGGGCACCACTAATTACTACACTGAGGCTTTGGACCGAAACACTCTCGGTGCGGGCCTTTACAAAATGGCCTCAGTGTCCATCGACGGCTCACGCCTGCCAGGTTTTGAGCCGGTAGAGGTCACCAACGACCAACCCCTGGAGATTGACGACAGCGTTAAGGAAATCACCAAGGAGATTGGGGTTTTCTTCGATCGGCGGCACATCTTCCAGAAGATGGGCTTCGCCCACAAGCGTGGATACCTCCTCCACGGACCTCCTGGGTGTGGAAAGTCCTGCACGCTCCGTCTTCTTGAGAAGACCTTCGTAGAGACCTACGGTGGCATCGTCCTCTTCTGGGACAATGGCTCTGGAATCCAGCTCTACGTCGAGCACATCCGAAAGTACGAACCCGTCCGCCCAATCATGGTCGTATGCGAAGACATCGACTCTTTCGTGTCGGACTTCGAGGAATCCATCTTGGAATTCCTTGATGGACAGCGAGGTCTGGACAACTTCGTCCTGGTCGCGACCACCAACAACCTGGACGGTATCCCATCACGTATCAAGGATCGACCCTCACGCATTGACCGCCTGCTAGAGATTGGAAAGCCTAATGTGGCAGTGCGCCTTCAGTACCTGCTCCAGATTGGAGTATCAGAGTCTGCAGCACACGACCTTGCGAGCCGCACCGAAGGCCTGAGCATCGCCCAGCTGAAAGAAATCATCGTGGCTACTGTCTGTCTTGAGCAGCCACTGGCACCGGTCCTGGAACGCCTCAAGGTGGCAGACATGTCCCCACTGTCGTCTGGTAATGGCAGCCTGGTCGACATGGGATACTGGGGAGTTGGAGAGACAGGTAGCCGTGGAACCCCTTAAGCTCATCTACTGGCCTGCAGGGATTCTGAGAAAGGTCTCCCTGCGCTTGGAGCAGCCCCCAGCCACTGAGCTTGTAGCAGGAATGAAAGCTATCATGCGGGCACACAAGGGCGCCGGACTTTCGGCCATCCAGGTCGGAGTAGCTCAGAGGCTTGTGGTCGTAGACAGTGGGGTTCTTGGTCCCAGCGTCTTTGTGAATCCTCATATCCTGGAGTTTTGTGGTGAAAGAGTGAAGATGAGGGAGGGGTGTCTTTCTGTGCCGGGTTTCTTTGAGGACATCCCCCGGGCCCCCGAGGTGGTTGTTGACTATTACGACGAGAGCATGGTCTGTCACCATGAGGTTCGGCTTCACGGCTTCATGGCCCATGTTCTACAGCATGAGATGGAGCATTTGGATGGCAAGCTCTATCTGGACCATCTGCCGAATGTTCGTAGAGGTGCCATCATGGGCCAGATGCAATCACTGCGCAGACAGGGCTTACTGAAATGAACTGGGTCTGTTTTGGTCTTCTCGTCGGTGGCTATGTTGCCGCCATGGTCTATCTGTACCGCCGTATCCGATACCTGAACAAGAAAGATCGCCAATGAACACCATTCTCGTCGTCGACCTGGAAGCAACCTGTTGGTTTCCTCGCAACACCAACAATGGTCAAGAGCAGGAAATCATTGAGATCGGGTGCGCGTACCTCCACCTGGATCAGAACAAGTATCTCGTAGTTGCACAGCCGTCAATTCTCGTCCTACCCCGGTATTCGACTGTCAGCGACTTTTGCACAGAACTGACGGGACACACCCAGGCCCGCCTTGACAAGGAAGGTGTGACTTTCGAGCAAGCCATAGAGCGATTGAGGGTTCTTGGTCACGACATTGAAGAGATGAACAAGCCGATTAGTTGGGCCAGTTTTGGAGACTGGGACTGCACCATGCTTCGCTCTCAGTGCAAGCGATTTGGTGTCGAATACCCCCTCGGTACCACACACTTCAACATCAAAAGCTTGTTGGGCGTTTTTCGTGGGCAACGGAGCAGCGGGTTGAGGAAGTCTCTGCGCTCTATGGGGATGGAATTTGAGGGCAAGCCTCATAGTGGGGTCGATGACGCTGTGAATGCAGCTCGGGTTCTTGGAGAGATGGTCAAACGTTACCGAATGAAGGAGATTCGATGAGCGCGCACACTACCGAGCTTCCAGGCTGGCCATTCCCGACTAAGAAGCTTCCCTGTTGCTACCCCGAGTGCGGCAATAGGCGGGTACATTGGGAGCGTCAAGATGAGCCCAGGGGCACCCAGAGCGTCGATGTCTACATCGACACCCCGGACGATGCCCCCGTGTTCTGTTCCTTCACCTGCGCCATTTCTGATGGCTACATGGCCCTTTGCTACGAGAGCCCAGAAAATGAAAAAGCCCGCCAAGACGCCTGGCGGGCCAAGAATGCTAAGCGCCGAAACCTTTAGGTGACGGGCTTGTCTTCGCGGTTGTAGACGAACTGGCTTTCCTGGTCCAAATAGCCGCCGCCATTGTAAGCACTGACATCAGACCGACCGTAGCTCGGGCCAGCTCCGGGGAGCGGAATCTTCCTCACACCCACGCTGGTGCCAGAAATCTCAGTAATTTCAACCTGGTCCATGGTGGTTCCGGCAGTGATTGACAGCCAGCACCGGGCTCCGACGTAAAGATTGGCCGCTGAGGCGACGGTCAGATAGCCCCCAGCCGTAGCTGCGGTAACGGTTGCTCGGACTGCTGCGGTGATTTTTCCTGCCATGGTAGTTCTCCTGGTACTTGTGTAAGATTATCGCCGGCTTAGTTCATTGAGTAGACGGAAAGGAAGCCGCCGACGTTAGCAATCGCGGGAGCGCCTGCGCCGGTGGTGGTATTGATGGACAGCAAAACAACCCTAGTTCTGGATCCTGGCCCGAGATTGTCTACGGCCGAGACCACAAAGGTCGCGCCGTAATTTGCCCCGGTGTTGTTGAAGGGAGTGAATTGAACAATACACTCAGTACCAACAACGTGTTCGAGTGTGACTATAACAACCAGGCCGCCGACATCGATGGTGGGTGCGCTGTTAAGGTTGAAAGAGGAATTCGTAGTTATCGCATAGGGGCCGGCAGTGACTGTGAATCGACAGGAGGCTCGCAAGACACCCTGCGGAGTCAGAGTTTTATCGCCTGCAGTCGTGGCTGGAGTTGAGGCTCCTGCCAGGTCAATAAAGCCATCACTCTGAATGACAGGAACACTGTTGACGGAACTGTTTGCATGAATACCGGGCTTTGCTGATGAGCCAGTGGCACGAAGTGCGGGCTGGGTTGCCGAGTTGCCGTTTGCTACGATGGCTGGCTGGGTGTTGGAGCCGAGAGCAGAAATACCGATTTGAGTGTTGCCTGCCTCCACACGAAGCGCCGGTGCGCTGCCGCCACCGAGAATATATGCACCATATCCAGTACCAGTCACACTCACGCTAATGCCGGCGCCTGAACCATTTGGGAGTACTAAAATTCCAGGCCCCGTACTACCAGCGATCAAACTGACGGCAATACCATTGCCGGTTGTGGCGGCACCCATCGACACGTTAACACCACGGCCCGTTCCTGCAGTAACTGTGGCATCAATGGCATTGCCATTGCCTCCGGGAGTTGCAAACAAGCCTCCACCGCCGGAAGCTCCGCCGGTGAGATAAGCTCCATAGCCAGAGGTTCCGACACCAGCTTTGGTGCCACCAGTAGCTGTGATGCCATTGCCGCCATTGGCACTGAAGCCACCGGCGGCGCCGCCTTGGAAAATGGCAGCAGTAGCGCCATTGCCATTGCCGAACAGATTGATTGTACCGCCAAAGACGCTAATGCCCACACCTGGGGTGTCGTCGTGAGCACCACCCCTGAAGATGCCGCCGATACCACCAGCAGTTCCTCCGCCAGAACCAGAGCCACCCGTGGCATTGATACCAGCACCAGCTCCGGCAGTACCACCGTCTCCACCGACTGCAATAATAGCTGCAGCACCCTGACCTCGTGTAGCACCTGAACCGCCGCCAGAGCCACCGATAATTAAAGCTCCACGGCCACCTGCCCCACGGGTACCAGTGCCGCCACCTGAACCGCCCTGAATCCAAGCACCCCATCCACCAGCACCGCTAACACCAGAGCTGCTGTTGCCATTGCCGCCGAAGAGATAACCGCCATCTCCACCTACGACAGTCCCAGCACCACCCGAGCTATAACCGTCACCACCACGGGCATTGAGAGCGAGACCACCGGCAAAATTACCGGCAATGCTTGCCGTATAACCATTCGCGTACACGCCAGTAGCGGTGACGCTGTTGCCCTGACCATAGACACCAAAAGAAGCAAGCCCGCTCGTTCCAGAGCTGCCGTATACGCCCGTTCCAGTGTCTGAGCTGCCATAGACACCGTTCTGGCCAATAGTTCCATAGCCAGCAACACCCATGCCACCTGTAGCTGAACCTTCACCAACACAGCCGGTGCCCGTTCCTCCACCCTCGAAATAGCCGCCCCACCCGCCACCACTGGCACCCCAGCCAGTAACGCCGATGCCCGTTGTACCGCCACCATGCCCGTCAAGGCCTGTGCCATTAACAAAACCGCCCCAACCGATAATTGCCGATGCACTACCACTGACAAAATAGGGTCCTGCGCCGATTTGAACGCTATTGTTAGCATTCAGGGTGGCGACGGTAGGAACACCAGCTCCCGCATGAACCGGATTGGGGGTCTCATTTAGACGCACGGCACCGGCGACAGTTGTGGTCGCAGGCTGCATGAAGAGAACGTTGACAGGCCAAGAGGCGTCCCTGGTGTGGATGTTGCCGTTGACTCGCCAAGCAAGAACATACCTTGAGCCCGGGGTCGAGGGAACAGAGAGAGCCTGCAGGGTGGATTTCTGAGCTGTGACACCGACATTCCCAGTCCTGCCGATGTCCACGTAGATGCATTCGCCGTCAGCGAGGTCGGTCTTGCCTGCGAGGTCGCCGAGCTGGTCGACAACGCTGTTGTAATAGACACCGCCCGTGTTGGCGTTGTCGAAGACAATTTTCAAGCCCTGCCAATGGAGGTTGCTCGTCACCCACTCGAAGTTGTCGCCATTGCTGGCGAATACCAGACCGGGATTACGAACCATGCGAACATTGCGGTCAGCCGTGCCACTGTACCAATTCTCACCACCACCAAGCTCCCAGAGCCTGGTCATGATGGCATCCATCCAGTCCTTCTGGCTCTCGATGGCCTTGTCGCCACCGGTGAAGACAGTGGGGCCAGAAACAGATTCGGTGCGATTCTGAGCCCAGTTGAAGCTGCTGTAGCGATTCGGAAAGTCTCCACCCGAACCCAGCCGCCACATGATGTTTCGAGCGTCCTGAACGCTGTAAGTGGCTGCAGAAACGTTGCTGTTGGCGTCAGTCACGACCTTGGCGATGGGAACCAGGTTCGGAGAAGCACTAAAAGGCGTGGTGCTGATGACGATGCGGTAGTCAAGGGTACGACCCAGCGGGACGGTCTTGGGGTTTTCCAGGAGGGTGTTTGGGTCCAAGAACTGCACAAGGTCCGAAGTCGTGGCATCAGCGGTGCGTCGGAGGTCGAGGCCGATGTAATTGACCTGGCCAGCCGCAAAACTGCCATCAACCCGGGCATTGGTCGCCGAATTCAGAATTTCAACGTCACGATCTGCCGGTACCCAAAGGAAGGTCCCCGCCTCGCTGGCATTCATGTTGTAGAGGATGCCATCAGCGGTGACCAGCTGGAGGCTCGTGGCCATCGTGCCGGCTGTAAAGTTGGTCAGCGTGAAACCACGGACGACAAGGGCTCTCTCACCAGCCTGAACTCGACCAGCAACGACATCGAAGTCGGCGGCGATCGAGCTTTCAACTGAGCGCAAATGTGGTACATCGAGCCGCATGGACCCCAAAATGTTCAACTGGCGAAGGACGCTCATTCTAATATCTCCGGGGATTTAGGTCTGTGCGGCTGCGACCGGACCCGAGTGAAAGATTGCTGCTAACCACCAAAGCTGATACCAGTAGGCTTGACGTCGTTGTTCCAAGTCAAAGCCTCAAACTCTAGGCTTCCTGTAATGATACCCCGACTGGGCACACTCCAAGACTGACCATTGAGGCTGCAGGAATCAGCTTGAAACAAGACCATGTCCGTGCCACGGTCAATGAGCATGATGCTGAAGTACCTTTCCCTGGAAAGGTCTTCGATGGTGGCGGTAATGCCTGCGCCCTCTGCGCCACCGTCACCCACAGTTCGATAGATGCTCATGCTGCCAGTAATTTTGGTCTGGCTGGGGGCCAGCTCGTATGGGGACATGCTGTCAATGCCATAGATGGCCCGGCGGGGAGTCATCGACCTGAAGCTGAATTCCCGGATACGGCCAAAAGGCCTACCGTTGATGTAGACAAAGACCGAAGCCCCTGAAATTACTCTTGCTCTGGGCATTTAGGCCTCCCTATCATCTTGAATTTCTTCAGTAAGGTTGTCTCCGCCAAAGACGGACACCTTGTCGCTGAGCTTTTGGGCACCGTGGCTGGGCAAACCTTCGCCACCGAGACCTCGGTCGCCAGGGAAGGCGATGGTTACGTGGGGCTCTACGCCGGCCGCCAAGGCCGCTTCGGCAGCTGCCTGGGCCGCAACCCTACCTGCACTGCTGGCGGTCACGTAGGCGCTGCCAGGGGCCTCCAGCGGGGCGTATGGGCTTCTCTGGCTCAGGAGGGTGACCTTGGTGCCAAGAACTTGGTCAGAGGTGAACTTGTAACTGTAGTCCAATGTAAGCCTGACGGTGGTCGGGCTATCTTTGTAACGTCCCAGGTACTTGATGGGAGGAGTTTGGGAGTTGGTGCCGAAGCCCACGACAATGTAACCCGGTGCATCTGGGAACAAGGAGCCCTCACCAAGAGTGTCATCAATTTCCACCTCTTCGTAGTTCTGGTTGGCGTACAAAGGGAAGCCCAAGACAGCCGACTCCGTGGAGGTGACGGCAAGTCCGTCATCCGGGGCGAAGATGTAAGGGCCTGGGTCGTTGAGAGCTTGGGTGCTTGCCCCCTGGTCCACCAGGATGGCGTCTGGGCTGTAGTTCCTACTGATGCTACCAGTGAAACCCAAAGTAGCCTGGTCAGCGAGCACTTCAATGTAGCTAATGCTCGTACTGGTCACTTCAGTGATGGTTTTAAGGCCTGAGGCAAAGAGTGGGGTCTTCAGGTTCGCATACACCAGGTCGCCCACAACGAATCCATGAGTACTGTAGCCCGCTGGGAAGCCCACAATGAGGGTGGTGACCCCGGCCGTTCTGGAGCCAATGACATTGTTCCAGTAGCCGCCAGTCCAGATTTGAGCGGCGTCGTCGCCAATGTAGGCGCTACCGAAATTGCTGGTGTAACCCAGCTCTCCAGTCTGAATTTGAATGGTGGTAGACGATGGGACAGCAAGAACACGATGCTCGCCGTTGAGACCGCCATTGGAGAGGCTGTTGCTTGCGTCAATGTACGTCAGAGCGTAGGGGTTGGTGGCCCCAGTTGAGTTAAAGCCGCCATAGACGACAACCTCTCTTTCAGAGGGGGTTGCGGCTCCAGCTACAGGACCTGCGGCCAGCCGATACTTGGCAGGAGCCGTCTGCCAGGTTTTGGAGGCGAGGTCGAGAATTTCCGCACAGCCTGCATTGTCGACATCGAGGATGTCTTGATTGAGACTGACACCACCTGCAACGACAATTTTGTTTGTGGTAGGCAAATAGGCCATGATGTGGCCATGACGCCTGATTCCAGAGGCAGCAACGGGGAGCCATCGATTGACGGTGGGGTCGTAGATTTCTGCATCCCGAAGGCTGTTGCTAGGCCAGAGACCCAGCGTTGCCGGAACGGCGCTCGCCGGAGTCTGAGTCGCGTCGTAGCCCAAACCGCCGTGTACAAGAATGTAGTCACCAGGGAGCACAACAGCGCGATGGAACGCCCTGGCCTTGCTCATCCTAGCCACTTGGGTCCAGCTGCTCCCGTTGTAGATTTCGCAGGTGTCCGTGCAGGCACCGATGGCCATGTCACCCGCAGAGAGGGGCTTGTGATTGCCCCAGCCACGAAGGAAGGTTTCTCGAATCTCACCCTCAGAGCGAGCAATGGTGCTGACACGGATGTCGTCCAGGAAGCCCTCAAACCCGGTGGCAATGTTAGGGTCCTTGGCGATGTACCAGGCACCGGAAATGCCATCGCTGGCATTGATTTGGTTGGTCCAGGTTTGAATCTGGGTCCCGTTCACGAAGAGGGTTACGTCAAAATTCTTGCCGACATTGCCATCGAGAACGCGGTAAACGTCATCAGTTGCGACTTCGGCGTAGCTGATGCTCGTGGCAGTCACAGCGGTCAGGGTCTTGCTGCCACCCGCGAATAGGGGCGCATAACCAACAAATTCAACGAAGACAGTATCACCAAACAGGAATCCATGAGGCGAAGCAAAATTCAGCGTCGTCACATTCGTGAGTCGGCTGCCACTGACAATTCTCTGCGGAGAGCTGAAGCTCTTCCTGACAGCAACGTGATTGAAGAAGGTGGGGCGGTAAACCGCATTGCTGGTGATGGGGTCCGTCTGGGTACCAGAAACGTAGATACTTCCGCCATACTGCCATTGCCAGTAGATGCGACCCGTCGAATCAATGCCAGCATTCAAGAGCAGATTGTTGGCGCTGCCGCCACCAGCTGCGCCATAGGAAGCGAAGACCTGAGGAGGGTTGGTGTTGGCACTCAGCTTAAACCAGGCCTCCAAAGTCCACTCGCCGAGCAGGGCAGCTGCAGCCCCAGCCGAACCAGCTCCCGTCAGGTGTGAGGTAATGGTATTGAAATCGAGACAGCCGTCGACCTTGCCCTGAATGCTCGGGACAGGTACGTTGGTGTGGGTAAGCGGAAAGTTGGACGTATCGTCTGCCGCCGTAGGTCCAGCACTTTCATCAAGACGCCAGAGAGCTAGGGTTTTGGCGTCCATCTGACAGCCCTGGCCCATGGTGCGACCACCGATGGCCATGAGGTCGCCGTTGCTGAGTTTCACAACCTGGAAGTCAGTCCTGGGCACATTCATGGTGGCCCCGGCACTCCAAGCACCACCACCACTGAAGACCTCCGTCGTCTTGAGCGCAATGCCCTCAGTCGTTGCACCGCCGACAGCAATGATGTCCCCGGAATTCAATTCCACCTGGCAATGCCCTGCCCGAGGTGAGCCCATGCTTGCTAGAACAGTCCAGGCCCCGCCCAGGGAGTACTCCTCGGCACTGGCAAGGATAGTATCTGGACTTTCGGTCATACCGCCGCTGACAATGGCACCGGTCAGATAGCGGCTGGCCGCATGACGTTCCCGAGCCCCATTCAGACTTGAAGTGGCAATCCAAGAATGGCCACTTCTCAGGGCCCCATCGGCTTCCGTGGCATCAGTAATGAGGGTCGTCGCTCCGGCTTCGTATCGATTGCAATCCGTGGTGGTGGCTGGAGTGCTGGTGGAGGTCAGGAAGCCGGCCGAGTTGATGACATTCCCGACGCCACGAGTAAAACCACCGCAAAAAAGAATCTGGCCGTTGCTGAGGGTAACAGCTGCTGCGTCTTCGTTTACCGGTACAGCTGGAGTTTGACTTCTTGCAAAGATGCTGGCGTAGCTGGCCGCATAAGTGAAGGCTGCAGGATAAACCGCTGCATTGCCCGAATCGATGTATGCCAAAGTCCGAGACGGAACAATGTCATCCAATCTGACCCAATCGCCCACATTGAGTCCATGCGAAGCGTCGGTGGTGATGGTTAGGAGCCCGGTGCCATCTCGAAGCAGACGGGCGATGCCAAGGCTGGAATTCAGACGACCGTAGAAAGCCTGCCCAGGGCCACGGGAAACAATCTGGGTCGTGGCCGGAATGTTGATGTCAATCTGGCCAGGCCTGGTCTGCGCCACAACCACAGTTCGACCTGCGCTGGCTGCAATGCTATTTTTTGTTGGTCGATAAAACCGGTAAGCGTCGTTGCTGGCTTGGTTTGCGGTCCCGCTGAAAGTAATGCGGTCGATATCAAAACTTTGAACGACTTGGGTCCCGCTAGTCCAATTAACCGACACACTTCTGACAGCAAAGGTGCCAGTGGTGCCGATTTGGGCATCCTCGCCAATGACAACGTAGTCCCCTTCCTGAACAATGCTGAGGTCAACAAGGAAGGGGGAGCCGGTAATCGTGAGACTGACCCGCGTCACGTCCTGGCTGGGTTGGGTGTAAATCCAGTTGCAACCGGCACCTGTGGTGATGCCGCTATAGGTGGGAAGCTCGGTAGGGAATTTGAAGATGTTCTGGGCGGTGCCACCGGTGATTCGGACAAAAGAACCAAGACCCAAGCTGCCGCTGTAAATGCGAACTTTGTATCCACCCGACAGCGGGGACTTGTAGACAGAAGCAAAACCCTTGCTCCCCGCCTCCCGCATGGTCTTCGTGAGAGCGATCGCAACTTCCAAAGCCTTTCCGGCCGTGGGGGCACTGAGCTGAGAGCCGATGAAAGTGTGAGTGAACTCTTCTTTTTCGTCCAGAATCCAGCTGAGTGTGGGATTGCCGCTGAGGTTGTATTTCTCATCAAGCCCGGTCTCTACAAAGGCCCGGAGACTGTCCTGGCCGTAGTAGACCTCAAGAATTTCTCGGATGGCCTCATGAACGACCTTGTTGGCGCTGGTCTTGATGGCCAGTTTCCTGAATGATTCATCGTCAATGCCGACATTCTGGGGTTTGGTTAGGCCCTGGTCACCAGCTTTGCGCTCTAAGTAGGTGCCAGATGCGGAGGACAAGAAGAGCTGGTCAAAGGCCGCTCTTGCGTTGTTCCAGTTGATGTCGTCACCAACGCTCAGGGCCTTGATAACTGCATCCCAGTTGCCCCCCTTGAGAGCGGGGCTGAGGTGCTTGCGAATAATTTTCTCTGGGTTATCGTTCTCGGCGCCAGCGCTAAGCGGGGTCAAGGTCGCATTGCTGATGACCTGGAACTGAGTTGCCGTAGGGGGTATCAGAAGTCCGTTGCTCGTCGTTTTGACGTTGTAGACCTGAACCACCCAAGTGCCAATGACAAGCCCCACGGTGAGGACGATATCCACGCTGAAAGGGTCACCGCTGACAGGCTGAATTGAGACAATGCTGTAACCCGCAGGTCCGGCCAGGGTATAGTTGCCAAGATTTAGTGCGTCATCAACGGCAAGAGACGAGCTGGCCTTTGGAATCGCGCTGTATGTGACGCGAACACTACCTGGGGTAATCTGAGTCGCAGAAGCAACATAGAAGCCAGCAGGCCCTGTGGTAGGTCCTGGGTTCCCATAGCCTCGTGTACTGATGAGGCTTGAGTTGCTACCATCACCTTGATTGCCAAGGCCCCGTGTGATTGGGAAGGACATGGTTAGATGGGATCGCGCTTAAACGGATTGATGCTGGTCGGTGCTCCAGCGGAATCAAAGAGGTTGAACTTCTTCAAGATGGTGGAACCGTCCAGCTTGTAGGTCAGCAGCCTGTTGATGTCGAGCCCGGCAGTCTTGATTTCCCACTTGCCAAAGTCCATGGCGTACATGTCGGGGAGTAGGTCGGCGGCATAGTCCTCGGGTCGGATGAACCGGGCCAGGCGCTGTGGCATTGCAGAGATCGTGCCGTTGACGACGTAGACAACGCCTCGGTCTGGATTCGTGGTGATGTCAGGAGTGAACCCATAGGCTCCGCCACCAATCTCCGTGATGGCCGGCTGGGTCAAATTGAAGCCAAGGTCGTCCTTGTAGGTATCAAAGGTCGGCACCGCCCCGGTCAATGGAACGCCGGTGCTTGCGTTGTATAAGAAGAAAACTTCGATTTTAGGGGATGACATTAGCGGCTTCTCCATTGAAACGCATATTCGCCCCAGAATTCACGACTTTGTCCGGCTGGCAAGGTATAGGGGTTTGGATCGCCAAATCCGTCGAGGCCCAAACCGTCGATGTCGCCGCCTGCATTTGGGTAAATGTCCATGGAACTTGGACCAGTATTGAAGATGAGTACCCGTTGGCCCCCACCGGCTCCGAGATTGACTGAATCACCTGGACTGTTCGAGGCAATGTAGTTGACCTCAGCTACAGGTACGACATTCAAGGACCCAGCAAAGCCACCGCCCGCAAATGCCAACAGCGTGTTGTCGCTGGAATAACGATTTGTCATCATAAAGACGACTGGGTAATCGAAGATGGTGTAGTCCGTGAAGTGCTTGACACCAGCAATGTATTGAGGGGGACTACCCAAAGAAGACAAGAGCCCAGCTACGGTGGCAGAGGCAATTGGTGGGGGTCCAGGAATAGGTGATGGCATGTGTTCCTCAGGTGTAGAAGATTGCTTCGCTATTCTCCGACGAACGAAATCAGAATGTCGTCGTCGAGGTTCAAAATCATTGGCTTTTCATACGGTTGGACAGAGATGACGTCTGAACCAGGACCGTAGCTCGGGCTGATAACAGTCACGGCTACAACACCGTTGACGGCCTGGGCAACGGACACCAGGTCCGAGAGGGCAATCTGCTTTCCAACCCCCGCCCGGTTGACCGAAGCCGCCACTGCAGAACGAACAGCGGTCTTGATGTCACGAGCATTGACACCTGAACGAATCCGAAGCGCCAGTGCCACCTGGATGCGGTGAATCAACGGCCCCTCGATGTTCACGTTAGCCCCGGCGGCAATCAACCCCGGATAGGCCGAGGGGTCGGAGTCGACTCCATAGCCCACCTTGTTGGCTTCCTCAATGAGACCAGTGCTATGGCGGTAGCCGTCGATGCCAGCGGCAAGGACCGTACTGAACGCGAGTTTGTCGAGACTGGACAGGACGGTCCCCGCCGCCTCACTGACTTTGGTACCCCCTGCCCAGCTGTCGAATTTGATGTCTGAAAGGGTAGAGTCGAGCGGATTGGGGCTGATGGTAGAAATCTTCTTGATGAGACGGCTGGGAGCCTTCTCGACGACTCGAATCAGACTAGAATTGGTACCCAGAGCGCCTGGGCCTGGGGTGATTACGGCCTCAGGGGTCCTGTCGAGGGTTCTGAGGGTGAACTTCCACTTGTTGTCAGCCCCACCGGTCGAGACCAGGTCCACACTCTCTACAACCCAGGTGCCGAGGTTCCCTGTGCCCCAGAGGTCGGTATTGATGGACAGCTCGTCCCCGGGGATAATACTGTCGTAGGTCAAGAAGGACATTCTTGCCGTGGCAGTCTCCTCTAGGGCGTTGTCGTTCTCGACCCAGAAAGTCTTTGTGGTGTTATCGATTCGAACGATACGATACCACCCGGTATTGCGGAGATTGACAGTCCCAAGACTGTCAGCAGTTATGAAGACCCAGTCACCCTCCTGGGCGCCGGTGAGGTTTGGGGCGCCACCGCTTACATATTGGTAACACACAAACCTACCCTGCCTCTCAATTTGCCAGGTGAGATAGTAAGTCGTTGCCAAACTGGTGGTTGCAAACTCCCAGGCCTTGGTGCCGCCACCGTCGAAGATGACGACACCGTTGGTGCCGATGCTGTCCAGGTCCGTCATAGAGGTGATGCGGTCCTTAGGGAGTGCATTAACGTTCTGCAGGACCATCCAGTGGCCTGCGCTGAGGCCGTTGGTGTCGCTAGTGGCCACGGTCACGACCGAGGTGGTCAGAGCCTGCTGAGCCTGTCCACGGACTGCACAGCTGATACTGTTGGCCGTCCCGCCCTGTACCTGAACGCTGCCGCCACTGCCAGCTGTCAGAGTGGTGATTTGAGGTCTGCCACCCTGATTGCTGACCACGGACTCCCCGCTGGAGAACAGGCCACCGGGCCCAGACGTACTCAGGTATTCGCTGATGTTTTCAGCAGTGATGGGGACAAGGCAGACCTCTTCGTTGGCCCAGTCGCTGTTTGTGGACAGCCCGGCCGTGATAGGAGCCTTGAAGGTGAAGTTGAAATCCACAGCGTCGCTGACGGGAGTAGAGTGGCTACGGACCCAGTTCAGTCCGTCGGCTAGGTAGTACCAGGGGGTGTCATCGGAGCTTGCACCCAGGCCGTTCGGCACGGCTTCGTAGGTGGCGTAAGTGATGCTACCACTGGTGTCACCAAGGCCGTCACCGGCGAGGAATACCGACACCGGGCAGTCAGTCTGAGCATTGACCGCAGCTGCAATAGCAACGATGGTCGAGGTGCCCAACGGGTACCAGGAGAGATTGGCCGTGGAGTTGATTTGATTCCAGGCGATAGTCCCACTGATAGGAGCCACCGCAGTAGTTTCCCCGACAACAAGGCCTGCCGAGATGCTTTGAATCTTCATGGGCCCAGTGAATGCGGCCGGGAGGTACGTTGCAGAGCTGATGTTCTGGATGTCACCGACCACGACAGTGGAACCAGTAGTCTTGACCTCAATGGTGTCGTAGCTGACCGTGCCAACACTAGCCGTAGCTCCGATGGCGGTCGTACCTTCGACGAAACCAATCAGCGAGACGTAGTCCGTATCGACGATAGTCCTATTGCCGGTCAAGAACCCTGCTCCAGTACCAGTGCCGTTGTACTCGATGTGGAGAACTGCACCGTTGACAAAACCACAAGCCGTGATGCCAGTAGGAAGAGCCAGGGTTGCCCAAGTGAAGCCGTACTGGGAGCCGGTAGCTACAGCCCTGACGGTCCCGCCCGCATTGGGAACCTTGAGGTTTTCTCCGGGCAGGAAGACACCGATGACGCCAGTTAGAACTAGGTGACCGCTGGCTGCACCGACTTGCGAACCAGCTGCAATAGTTGCTGTAGCGCCACTGGTAACCCCATAGATGGTATTGGTGACAGCCCACGTCAGGTCGCTACTATTGAAGTCGAGCCGGACCTCTCTGGTTGCTGAGGCAATGCTGAGATTGTAAATAATCTGGCGAGTGTAGAGGCCGGCTGCAGTCGCGGTTGTAGCATTGCCCAGTCTGGTGTTATTGCTGAGAGTGACGCCAGTGCGTGCAGCGCCAGATGGCAGCCTGACGGCGATGTCCGTGTAGGTGCTGTTCAGGGGCGTCCAAGAAGCAAGAATACTCTGGCTGGGAGCCGTGGGGTATACGTACTGAACGCGGGCCCGATTGCCTTCTGAGCCCTGGCGCTTGTAACGCCACATCAGAGTCTTGTTCGTGTCGGGGCTACCGTGGGACTTACCGCGAGCCCGCATGAAGACGGCGAAGTCTCGCCAATCCATGGTGGTTCCGAAGGCCTTCGCGAGGCTCAGGGCCCCGTTGTCAGCATCCTTGAAATCGTTACTGGTTCCGTAGACAGCAGAACCAGGGGTCACCCGACGGAACATAGGAATGACAAAGCGGCTGCTGGAGGTATCCCCATCGACCACGACCGTCATCTCATCGGCCGACGTCATTGCGTAAGGAGTGGCCGCGTAGAGACGGTCTGCGGGCAGCCAGACCTTGACTGCAGGGCGTCGAACTGTGGGGCTCGTACCGGTGATGGACTCGATAGGGGTTACGTGTCCACCATTGCTGTACCTGGTGCCGGAGTCGTAGATGGGTCGGAGACCAACAAGGATGGAGCCCGGGTCCACGAGACCAAGACCGCCGAGGGTGAAGGCGCTACTGGTGCCCGCGCTCAGGATGGAGCTGACTTCGAATTGAGGGGTGCCAGTCTCCGGATTACCAGCCTCAATACTGGCCAGGTGGGAAGTCTTGTTGGCAGTCGCAGAAGCTACGGCCAGAGTTAACTTCAGGCCCTCGGCATTGGAAGCCGCCAGGGCGATATCGCCCTCGGCTCCAAAGGTGTTGGTGCGAACCCTGAACTGACGGGTCCGGTAGGTGGCGGCAGTACCTCCTCTGAGCTGGGAAGCAATACTGGCTGACAGTGAGGCTGCTGTGTAGTTGACCCCATTGGGGATGTAGACACGCTGCAGGTCCGCTGCGGTCCTGACAAGATAGATGCCACCCTGCACGAGGATAGCAGTTTCTAGAGTTCCAACCCAGGCGGCATTACGTTCAATGTCAACGCTAGCTCCGAGGGAGTTGACAGAAGCGATTCGCCAGGCCCCACGGTTGTTGTAGCTGACTGCGGTATCGCTGACGATAATCCAATCGCCGATCTGGGCATTTGCAAAGACGTTGCCAGCGGAGGCAATGCGAGCCCTCTGGCCCCAGGAGTGGGTAGAGAAGAGGTTGAACGTCACTGTAGTGGTGGGACCAATGGTGGTGCCAATGATTTCGGCTGCCCCATCGACAACAAACCAAAGCTCTGCCCCCGCCTCACCGCTGACGGTCGTATTCGCTGCTCCGGCCAGGCTCAGGGTGGTGATTTCCGCTGACTGCAAGAAGGCACGGGTTGCGTAGCTTCCTGCAGACAAGCGGTCTCCGCTGTGCAAGAGCATCGAGTCTTCGAGGCGAATCTGACCCAGGTTCCTATCCAGGGTGTAATCAAGGTCCTTACCCGTGGCCGTGGCGATCGGGAAGAAGCCCGCCGCCTGAAGGCTGCCGCCGAGAATTGCTACGCTGGCCCGGCTGGTGCGACCCCGATTCGAGGTCAGGGTGATGGCGCTACCTGAGGCTGCGGCTGTGATGCCAGGAATCTTGTATTCCAGAACCCGAGCCCAGCTTGCCATACTATTGGAGACGCTGACAGCACTGTAGCCGGTACCAGCGTTGACAAAATCGGCATCCGTGATGATGTAGGTGTTTGGTGGCGTGGTTGCGATGTTGATGCCATCAACGACGATTTCCAAAGTAACCCCGCTTACAACAGGGGTCCAGTTGCTCTGGGGATTGCCAGTCAAGATGGCAAGCTGGCCGTCTTTGGTCAGAAGGATGTCATTTTTGTAGAGGCGGAGGGTGTCCACCTTACCACCGCTAAAACCAAGGGCGGTGTTCGCATCCACACCGGTGCTGGGGAGCACAACCTCGATGTCTTCTTCGGTGTCGCTCTTCGAAAAGAAGACGACCCTAGTACCGGCGTCTGAAGTCCTGGCGCTGAAGCTGAGGTCTACGTCGGAATTGACGCTGGCTACGACCTCGTAGGCACTGGCGTTGGTAATGCTACGGAACTGCGCAGCTGCGAAGACGTGTTCACTGAGCTTGCCGCCAATTTTGATAGCAATCCTCATGTTAGCTTCAAGCGTAAAAGGCGCCTGGAAGCCGGTCGTGACGCAGGCCTTACTGACGGGCCTACCATGGATGAGCTGGAAATACTGCTCCCCGCCCAGAGCTTGGTCAACCAAGGTCTCCAGGGGAATGCCGATAGAAGCCTCTTCATAGCCGCTACCATCGTCCAGATAGACAGTCGTAGGGTAGTCTTGGCGCCGGAGGATGGAGCAGCTGATAACGCGCTTGTTCTCGGAGAGGGAGCTAATGCCGGTGATGCCAGTCTTGATGGCCAGAGGGGTGGCTCGACTACGAGATTGGCGCTTGGCTCTGATGCGCTCCCTGTAAGTGTTGTCATCCTCAGTCCCGAGACCATTGCTGTAGGGCAGCGGATTAGTAACAGTGGCGCCAGTGAACGGAGGGCTGACGAAGGCGTTGATACTGCCGGCGATGATGTTACCAACGACTCCCGGGGTCTTGGCAATGACATTCACATTGCCAACGCTAGTTTCACCATCGGGGATGCTGGCTGCGTATTGAACAGAGAACTGAACAGCTGAACTGGTGTTGGCTTGGGGGGTTTGAACAAGAGTCCCGGCTGAGATGAGTCGATCCCCGCCTTGAGCCAAGACTACGATTTCATTGAAGTTGTGGTACTTGGTGGTGTAACTACTGACCGCCAGGTTCAGGGTCCAGTAGTTTGTGTTGTTGACCTTGGATGTGTAGGCAAGGGGGCCTTCATAGTTCGTGGTACCACGACCAATGTAGACGCTGCCGCTGGCTGGAAAGGCGAGGGCGTCTGCAACGTAAATCTTGTCAGCGCCGATGATGGGGGCTGGACGACCCTGGAAGATGCGAGACGAAATTTTGGCGAAGCTTGAGTCGCTGATAGTCACTGGGCCAGAGCTGGGGAGTTGGCCAAAGCGAGGTGCGTCTTCGTCGGCCCCAATCCTATCCAGAGCTAGGCCGGTAGCTCGGTCCAGGCTGGAGGAGTTGAGCAGATTGAAAATATCTTGGCTGCTACGAAGGTCGGATTGAGCTGCTGCTTCAATGATAGACAGAACCCCAGAACCAACGCGAACGCTAGGAAGTCCAAGCTTTGAAAGCAGGGCGTCGAGCATGTCGCCCGTGATTTCCGACCACGACCTTGGAACTGGAATTGTCGCCATGAGTTTGAGTCCCTGTAGAGATTGTACCCTACTTCAAAGATTGCCAGCAGTTGCGGCAGGGTCCTACTGAAGATTGCCGTCTTAACGCTGGAATTCGACCGAGATGGGAATCACCTGCTGGGTACCACGAACACCTACACTTAGGGTGATTCTAATTACTGGTCCATCCTTCAGAATGGCAGCTGATTCAACCCCAGTGAAGGTGGGGTCGTCCTTGAAGAGGTCCTGGCAAATCTTCAGCAGACCCTTGGCGTCGACATTGGCAGTGCTCTCGCCAACCAGAGACGGGAATCCATAGCCCGGGTGATGAAGGAGACTGCCTCGAACCGTGTCCAGGACCAGGCGAACCTTCTGAGTGATGTTTGTCAGACCTACGGCCAGCCTGGTGTCACCGTCTGGGGTAATGACCAGGTCACCATTCTGGGTCAGGAGCAGGTCAATGCCGCCCACACGCAGAAGAGGGTCAAATTGGTCGACCCCCGGGACGGACTTGAGACGGAAGTCGTCCTCTTCGACAGCTTCATCACTGGGGATGTAGATGGACTGCTGTGAATTCACGGTATTAGGTAAGAAAGCCTGAGCAAAGGCACTGGCCCCAAGGGTGTAGGAGCTGAGGTCGTCGGCGCCATCTACGGTCACGGCGACAAGACCTGGACTGAGAGTCTCTACAGCTGTAATGCGACGCTTAGTCCTGCCCATAACGGTGCTTTCAATCCAAATGGGCTGATTCACAAACAATTTCGAGCCGTCGCTGACGGTGATGTTGTTCCCGTTGCCATTTGTCAGCAATGGGAGCTGAAAGCCAAGCTCATCGACGTAAGGAGTCTGCAGTCCATTGAGAGCTGCAATCTCATGCCACCTGTCTGGGGTGCCGAGATAGATGGAACTGATTTGTTCCAGAGTATGACCATACAGGAATGGCACCAGGAACTTGGATTTAGGGACGCGGAAGGCAATCCCGGCTCCTGCGGCCAGACCTGCGATGTAATCGATGGACGAAACCTCGTCTTGGTTGATTTCAGAGCTGACGCAGAGCCTGTTCATCTCCAGGAGAGTTGCATTCATGGCATTGATGATGTCGTAGTCTTGCTCGTTAGGCTCCCGGACCTTGGCTTTGGAGCTGAGGCCATAAACCCTCGTGTAGGTGGCGTTGCCCAGGCCTACAGAGCTTTCAAAGTCTTCGAGTGTGGCCATGACAGTGTCGCGACGAACCTCAAAATCCTCCCTCTTCAGGGCCTTGACGCGGTCTTTCTCAGCTTGGATGGCCTTTTGAGTCTGGGGAGCCAGGTTCAGGGTGCCAGGTCGGATGGTCTGATAGAAGTCAAAGTTGAGGTCTGGATTCGCCGAGGCCTTGTGAGCGGGATTTCCGTCCTCAAGAGCCTGCTGGCCAGTCCCCAAACCAGTCCCAGACAGGGTCTGAGCTGTGCCAGAACTGATGCTGAGGTTCTGGAAGGCCTGGGCAAGGTCCTTGCCGGCGTTGACGAGGCCTGTGGCAGCCTCAGAATAGCGGTTCCCAAGGCCTCCAAATGCCTGCAGCTGGCCCGCTACACCAGAGGCCTCGGTGATGACCCCCTTCAGGTCGGAAATCACGCTCAGAGGCAGGTCTACGGCCGTCAGACCGACTCCCAGAAGCTCTTTGGCGAAGAGAATCGACTCCCTGAGAGGTGTAAAGAGGGCCGCGTTAATGTCACCACGGAGGCCGGTAAGGGTGTTTCGGGCACCTTCTAGGACGACGCGGGATGCGTTCAGCTTGTTGAGGAGACTCGCAAGCTTGTTGGGGTCCCGGGAGATGGGGACGTAGCTGCTGATTTGCTGTCCATTGCCATTTGAAGGAAGAACCCTCTTCCAGGCTCTGAAAGTCAGCGAGTATTGATATTCCAGAGGGGTAGCGGCAGAGCGTCGAAGGTCGAAGCTAACCGGTGAGACAAAATAAGTCTCCTGGTCCTTGAACATCTCCAAAGCCAGAACCGTGTTTCGAGCCCCGATCTTTTTCTTGTAGGTGACGTAGGCCTCTAAGAATCGCTGAAGAAGCTTGAACTGGGCATACCCGCTGCTGGACTCAGACTCTTCTGCGGCGAGAGTATTTTTAGTCGCACCAATTCCAGTACCAGTGATAGCTGTTTTGACCTGAGATGCACCCCTCAGGGTTCCGGCAAAAACAGCATTGAGAGTGCCCGTGCTGGAACGATTAGCGGCGGTTCCCTCAGCCCGACCACGCAAAGGCAGGACGCCAGTGGTTCCACTGATGCTGATGGTGCGAAGAGGAGCCCCATTATGCTCTTCTACAATGCCACCAAGGGTGACGCTGGTATTGATCGCAAAAGGAGTGCTGATGGTCAGACTTTCTGGAGCGATGGGGAGCGTGAAGGGTTGGAGAACAGAGTAATCCTGCTCCCACCTCCCGTCTTCGTTGCGAGTCCAAAGACAGAGCCTGTAGGGATAGACTTTGTTCCAGCGTCGTTTTTCAGTGGACAGCTCGGCGTAGCTCCAAAACGGATCTTCGTTCGCTTTAGCCGAATCTTCGATGTCGGTATTGTCACGATTAGCCGTGGCCACGACATTTTGCTGGGTTGTGTTGGTTTTATCAATGGCCATGGCTGAAAGATTGCTCCGCTAATCGTTTTTGTTCTTTTTCGACAAATATGAATCAGCTCCAGATTCGAATGTATCGACCGCATCGGCCATTTGTGCGAAAAGCGGCCCGCAAGCATTTAGGGCTGCTGCTGCCATGTTGAATGGAGTCACCGCTGAGGAGCCTGAGCTGGAATTAGCACCTGCAGCAGCTGCCAAGCTGGCACCAGCCGTCTGCATCTGGGACTGAATGGTCTTCAGGAGCCCGCTGAGCTTTTGCATCATGGCCGTCTCACCCGCTCGGTAGGCATTGGCTAGGAGCCAGTAGTCGGTTGCAGCACCCACTAGAACCCCAGAGGAAAGCACGGTAATGTTGTCTTTGATTTCGATGCTACAGGCTTTCTTGCCGGTAACACTAATGTCGTCGCCGGCCTCGAAGATGAGCTTCTTATTGACCTTGACATTCCACTCTTCATCGGCTAGGATTTCGAGTTTCTTGTCTTTGTGATTCAGGAAAATGAACTGCTTCTCGTCCTTGGTGTAGAGCTTGATTCCACCGTCTTTATTGAAGATGACCGTACTACCTTCAGCGTCCGCATTCGCGCTATCGGCGAGCTTGCCATCAACCTTGGTGGCACCTCGATACCGAATCTGCAGCTCGCCATCTTTATTGATGGTGGCCTGGGCTCCATTGAATTCGAAGAAGTAGTGATGATCGGCCTTATCCCCACCGGCATCCTCTCGGACCCCACCGATAATGAAAGCTTGGCCTGCATTGCCCTGGATGCAAAGAAGCAGGACCTTGGCTCCGGTGGTATTGGTCTGGTCTACATCGGGCGCTCGCTTGTCGCTACGAAGAGTGAAGTGGTTTTTGTCAGCGACCCCAGCCAGGGAGTTGATGAGGAGACAGTTTGAAAAAGTGACCAACGAGGTGGGGCCGCCGGCCTCTCGATATTGGACCTCGACATTGTACTCAAGATACTTACGGCTCAGAGATTTAGGGCTGCTGGCGGGTATGATTTCCTTCACCTCTCCCATGAGGAGTTGGAAGGTCTCATCCTGCATTGGAGAACGAGAGGTGCCGCCCATGAATCGAGATTCTAGGTAGCTCGGCGTTACACCTCTGTTTGTATATCTATTCGCCATTTAGTCCTCTTCATCCACGACCAAAACGCCGGGTTCCAGCTCTCGATTGTCTTCAGCGTCAATACCCGAGTATAGATAGATGTCCAGATTCTCGCCCATCTGTCCGACTTCGATACTGGTCTCCCCACTAATATCTTCGACTTCAGCTTGAACAAAGGCTTCTTTGCCACCTAAAGTCTTGAAAGCCGCGTCGCGTCCGGCGCCGTCCTTGAAGGCAGCCACGAATTCACCAATTCTAATCCTATCTTTTCGAAGATGGGGCTTACCGCTAACCGTCTTTCTTTCAGGGGAGAACTTCTCGATAGCAGAGGGCACATCAGCCCTAAGACCATGAGTGAGATTTAGCTGTGTCGTGAAGGATTTGTGACCGTCAGCTCTAATTTCCACATGGTGATTGACGGTCTCAATATGGTAGAGAATGTTATTGAACTCGAAGTTGTCTCCGGGCACAATGGGGAGGGTGACCCCGACCATTGACACGGCTCCCGTCAACATCATGTGCTGACCAAGAAGAAAGTCAGACTTGATTTTCATCCAGAGACCTGGCCCACCGGTCACCGAATCCGTGGCCGCAGCCTGAATGGACCCCATGTGAGGACGCAAGCCATGTCTCTTCATGTCTTGGGGGTCGTTGATTGGCGGCCACTGGACAATTTGGTAGCTCTGAGCTGAAGACAGGGTCTTCTTGTTAGGCTGTGCGTAGATGTGGACAAAGTTCGTCCTAGCCCCATCGCTACGGCCTACGTCCAAACTCCGAATGAGAGTTTTGTCTCCTACCCACCGGGGAAGTTCGTGGTAGGCGGTCACATCATTCCCTAGCTTCTGACTCATGATGGGGGAGCTGAAAGGGAGCTGCCTCACGACCAGCGTCGGCATCACCCTTCCGCTGGGGGTCCACTTCATGGCTGTATACATCTCGTTGATGGCAGGATTCAGATATTCGTTGAGCAGGTTCCAGACCGACTTGCCATCAAAACTCGTAGGAATGGGGAGGAAGACCCCCTTCAAGGGCTCACTGGTGATGTGCCGAGTCCTATGGGCTCCGCCTCTCGATTCATCGGTGAGAAGAGTCCCGGTGGGATAGAACATTTGCGGAAACTCATTGGATTGATACTTCTGCAGACCCTGAACAAGCTCAAGGATGTCTGCGTAACAGAAGACACCATTGGGTTTGCTTGCTCCTTGGACACCCAGGAGCTTAGCAACCCCATTTGGAATCACATACGAGAAAGGAGCTTCTTTGCTGGCCACAGATGCGCCCTGAGCCAGATTTAGGCCTCCAGACTCGACCGCGACGCCAGAAATGCCACGGCCAAGGAAGGCTGTCAGGAATGCCGGAATGACGTTGTTGACACTGATGCCACCCTTGCCAGCCTGAGCTTCTTTAGCGGCAGTCTCCAGGATATCCTTCATGAGGATATTCATGTCCTGGAGGGTTCTGGCGAGAGTTGTGCTCTTGCGTGCTAGTGCTGGGTCAAAGAAGATGCTGGAGTCCAACTCCCCAAAGCCAACGCCGGAGAGGTTGTATTGAATGGTCTTGAGTCCGCCCGGAGCTTGAGCTAGAACCTCGCGAATATCGTGAACGCGCCCTACAAACTTGAGCCCGTCTTCAAAGCCATTTACTGCCTCCTGACCAGCTTTGATTTTGTCCAGGACCTCCCTGTACTTTTCCCTGCTGTTCATCGTCCAGCAGAGACACCAATCACCAGGCATGATAGCAGAGAGAAACTCCACCTTCCCTGGCTTGAGGACGGCATTGAGGTTTTGCGTGTAGTTCGCCTTGGAGCTAGTGATATCCATCTGCACACAAGAACTGGTGATAATGAGCGGAGGCTTCGTGTCGGTGAGTTTGAAGCTATCGCTATCAAGAGATACGTCACCGGTATTGTAGTGGCTCATTTTCGCCAGACGGCTCAGGCTTGAAGTCAGTGGTTCCCTGAATCTGACAATCATAAGGATCCAATTTGGCGACGTGCTCACGTAGTCAAGACTGTCCGCCTCCAGCTGTTTGCTGGAATCGACGGCCTGGGCCTGATGCTCATTGATAAGATTGTAGGAGCCCATTAGTATGCTCCAGCCTCTTTCTTGATCGAAGAGGGAGTAACAGAGGGTTTGTTCTTGTTTGCTATTTCGGTTTTAATCCTCAATTCCGCAAGATACTGCTCCGCTTGTTCGGCCGTCAATTCTGGATTTCTGGCAAATGCGTTTCCTACAGCGACTCGCTCTGCCTCTGTAATCTTACTTCCCGCATCCCGATGGTCCATCTCGAACTTGGCCATGGCAGCGTTTGACTTGGCGGCATTGGTCAGCTCAGTGAGAGCGCCTGCAGCTCCACGAGCCTGCTCAGCCAACACCTTCATTTGCTGAGAGGCCAGCTCGGTCTCTGGAATCCCACCCGCACCGGCCTTACCCTTGCCCTTACCTGGACCCTCACTGACACCTGCAATGGCTCTGGCCATACCCAAGGCAGCGGCCGGGTCCATGTCGGCATCACTGGCTGTCAGGGCTCCGCCATAGGCAGCGATGGCCTGCTCTTGGGTCATGATTTTCCCACTTTCACCCTTGAGTTTCTTGTAGCCGCCCTTCTTGAAGAACTCTCTGGGATCCATGCCAGATTGAGCCATGGCCTTCATGAGAATCCCGGAGTCACTTCCACCCATGCCTTCGGAGGTAACACCTTCCAAGAGACTGGAGGTTACACCCTTGAAGTATTCCTTGGCTTGAGCCTTGTTACCACCCAAAGCCTTGAAGATGGATGAGACGCCCCCGCCCCGGCCTTCAGCGGCATCGGCCAGCTCGGTCATACTCATCTTGCTGGACAAGAAGCCTTGACCATACACATTCAGACCCGGGGCAGCCTCACCTGCAATCATGAAATTACGAGCCTGCTGGTAGGGGCTGGTCTGCCCTGTCATCGCGCGCTGAAGGTAGTCGACACCCCTCATGTTTTGCTCGGCAATGAGACGGCCTCCTTGGCCCTGAGTGCCCCTGGCAATCATGTCCATGAGGCCCTGACCCTGGAATTGCCCAGCACCCGCTCCCGTGTTCATGCCAAGACGGTCTTGCTGTTGAGCGATGTATTGGGTCATGATGCCGGTCGTGGTTGCATCAACTTTTCCACCACCAGCCATCTGCAGCATGGCATTTGCGAATGCTCCGCCACCGCCAAACTTAGACATCGTTCCAATGCTGCCGGCTGCGCCATGAATGCCTGCGGCAGTAGCATGCATTGCAGAGCCCTGTAGCCCATAAGCAGCTCCGCGAGTGCCAGCCCCACTGATGCCCTGAAATGCAGCGGCGATTTCGCTATCATCAAAAGCTGAGTAGGCGTTACGATGCGAAGCCAGGGCCTCGAATCCAGTCAGGCCCTTTTTGGCATAGACACCCATAGCACGCATGCTGCCGAGTGTTGCGCGAAAGTTTTGAGCATCGCCCTTAACGGCATCCATCAAAGGGTCAGTGGCCCTTTCCATTTCAATCTGCTTGTTACGTCTAGCCTTGACTCCCTGGTCAGCAGCTCTGCCCGTAAATGCATCTGCAAATTCTCCACTGAAGAAAGCACCGGCACTGTGACCGAAACGACGCCAACCGCTACCCAGACTCTCGTAATCCTTGCGTTTGTCGGTATCCAGGAAGATTTGCTGTTCAGCTGTCTTGTTCCGAAGCTCCCCGTTGCGAAGCTCCAGAGACCGCTGCGCCAACATGGTGGCCTGTCTAGAGTCAGAGCTGAGAAGCTGGTCGGGTGCCTCATTGAGCTGCTTATAGATGTTCTTGGCGCCCCAGGCACCCACCATGGCAAGCCCGGCACCGCCGACCATACCCTTGGTGATGCCCATGCCACCGAGCAGCTGCCCAATGGAGCTGCCCTCCATGGCGCTGTCGACCATGCCCATACCAGGCATAGCGCGGCTGCGCGTCAGCTTCGACCAGAGACCTTCCTTGGCGGCTCCACTTCCCGGCCAGGGGATTTCCGGCATCAGCTCTCTTCCTGAGCCCTGAATGTCCCGAAGAGCCCCAAGTTGCTTTTGTCCGGCTCCGATCCGGGACTGAATCTGGAGGACCTTGTTCTGAATCTTCTCCCCAATTGCCCCGCTGGCACTGCCGCCGACCTTTTCGTAGGTTCTAACGAGTGCGTCCAGGGACTCCTTGAGCTTGTTAATCTCCCCCCGCTGCTGGTTGACCCCCCGCTGAACGGCATCTCCCATCACCTTCATTGCCGCACTGCCATCGTTGGCCATCTTCTTGAAGATGTCCACGTTTGACGTCAGGACCTGGGTGATGCTACCACCGCCCTGCTTACTGGCCACGCCCCCACGTCCAGCTAGGGTGCTCTGAGCACTGGGGGTACCGCCACCGGTTCGGATGCCACCCAGAATACCGCCACCTGCACCGCCCATGGCTTTGCCAAGCTCATTGGCCTTCTTGATGAGGTCGTCCAGGACCCGGTGAACGGACCTGGCGCTGTTCTCATCCACCACAAACTGAAACCTGACGGCCTTGGTGTCACTCATTCTTTATCCCTGGGAATACAGAGAAGATTGTCACTTGCCATCTTTGGGGCTCATGGTGCCAAATCCTTCAAGTTCCTTCTCAAATTCAGCCGCATCCACGAACTTGATACTGACTTCGGGCTCTAGCTTCTCAAAGGCTGGGGTTACAGTCGCTTGCCCCAAGCTGGCTTCCTTGCGGTCTGTATGACTGAGCATGGAGGTCTTCTTCTCGACCTTGACATCGGAGATTTTGGCCTTGGCCTGCTTTTGCTTCTCTTCATAGGCCATCTGACGGGCAAATTCGAAGGCGTCGGCGTTCTCTGCGTCCTTGTCGAGGGCCCTCTTCTTCCTGTCCCCATCCGTCTCCAGAAGCCCCTGGAGAACCTCCTCCCGCTTGTCTTCCTCCATGTCTTCGTAGGTCGACTCGAAGTAGGCCAGAAGGACATCATCCTCGGGCAGCTCGTCGACTAGATGTAGAGGTGTGTGGAGGGTGGTGCTGTACCAGCGGCAGATGCTACGATAGCTGGCCTCACCATCCGGCTTCATGACAGCCCTGAGGGCCAGCAACTTCAGGGCGTCATAATGGTTCATGGAGTCTTCAGCTTCTTTTCCTTCATGCGCAGCACCGAATGGCCCTTGGGAAGCTCGATGAGCACGTTCTCGGGAATGACCTCAAAGACCACCCTGTTCATGCCACCGGCCTGGGCGACAAACTCGACCCTGGTGCAATTACCAATCTGCTCGCCATTGACGTAGATTTTGGTCCTAGCCCCGACCTTACCTGCTACGATTTTGATGTCGTCAAGATTCTTCATGGGGCCTTCTTCAGCTCTTCCTGGGCCGTCTCGGCCGCCTTACGAACGGCCTCAACGGCCTCGCGCTCAATACGTGCGACATTGTCGTACACGGCAGCCACGGGGGTCTCATCCAGGAGTTCGAGTCCGTTCCGGCTGTCTTTCCACCAGGACGGAGCCTCGGTCACATGGACCCAAATCTTCGAAAAGACTGCAGCCACGTTCTGGGCATCTGGACCTGCATCCTCAGGCTTGGGGCCCAGGATGTCCCGACGCAGCTGGTCACGGCGCAGATTCGCGCTATGGCTCAGGCGGGGAATCGCCTTGAAGACACCCTTGAACATCTCACCGGTCGTTTCACCGGTCACTGACACGCTAAACTCCACCGCGATATTAGCCACTTGCACTCCTTGGGTTGTAGACGGCCTGGGGGACTTACATCAACCCCGGCCTATCCGAGGAAAAGATTAAGTGCCCACTTGACAGGTGTCGATCCCTTCCTGTAGAAACAGTCTACCATGGCCTACCTCAAGTACTACCGGATGGAGAACCTTCGCCACGCCACCGCCAACGGGATGGTGACTACCTTCGAGAACGTGAAGGAGATGTCTTCGAAGCTCTTTCAGTTCTTCGACCTGATGCCTATCTCCGTCACCCTCATGGACAAAAATTCCAAGCGATTCTCAAGGGTTAAGAAGACCAAGTCTTGGTACTCCTCTCGTGGTGACCGAGAGATTGTCTTCCATCCGTCCATGCTCAGCGTCCTGACCGTGGCCCATGAAGTGAGCCATTATGCACACGATGTGGACCGCCGGAAGCGCTTCTTCGCGGCACGGGCCGAAGCAGACAAGGCTGGCCGGACCTTCCGTTGGCAGAAGGAGAAGTGGCACGGTCCTGAGCACCGCAAGCTGGTCGACCTGGC